CCGGGGCCAACCAGGCTTCTGCTGGTTGGATTTTAATTAAAGCTCCCATTTGGCGATTGGGAGACCACGTTCCGATTGCAAGTGACACCTGGTGTCACCGCTACCTTCATCCGCTCAGAGCGGCGCCCACCAAGCCGGTGGCCGCAACTCGCTCCACTATGTCAATCACCCCGTTGCCGAGGCGAACAGCGTGCTCCATATGCTCCCACCACTTAGTGTCGGTCGTGGGTTTGTGTGACTCGCAAGCAGCGTAAGCGGGATTCGAAGGGTCGAACCGAACACGCCACTCACAACACACAAGATACTGTAAAGGAACACCGTCAGGATTATAGACAAAGATGGGGTTGAACCCTTCTTGATGTCGAGTGTTCGAGCTGCCGAGCTGTTCCACGCCTGAGGGCCGGGAATCGATGGTGGTGAACTTCGCCAACTCCGACATGTTGTTTGGCACGGCGTCAATCTGCACTCCACGCAATGCTAGTTTTCCAGCGGCACATAAACGGGGGTTTGAATACGACACAAGGTTATCAGCAAGGTCCTGAAACGTCTGTGACAAATCCCCCTCTGACATGGCGACCTTGTTCTTACAACGGCCAATGTAGACCATGCCACTCGTGGACTGCAGTGCTTGTGGGTTCATTACTTGGACAGAGAAGGCAGCGGGCGTGATGCTCGCCGCGCTCCAGGATCCAGAACTCATCGCTTCGAATGCTCCACGATAGATGCCGTCAGCGACATTCATTGTGTCGGTCATTGGCTTGTTCGTCGAAATGACAAAATCGCTAGTCCACTGGCCAGCGTCGAACGTAGTGCGAATAGACGGCCCAAACAGACTAAGAACCCTACGATCAGTGGTAGCTGGTTCGTAGATCTTGGTGGTCCGGATCACTGTGTAAGGTGCTACTGCGCGGGGCAAGGCAAGGTGTGAAGTGTGGAACGCATCCCAGCATGATAACTGGTACTTACCCAGAACACGCCGGTTCGGCTTCCGCTTCAACTGTTTGCGCACCTTCCGCGCTCCACCATTCTTGGACCCGAAAGCGACTTTCACGCTCTTACCGGCCCCTTGTTTAATCCCTGTGAGACGTAACGTCTCTGACATAGTGCGACGAGCCATTGCAAAATGCAATGAACAAACTGAAAAACCGATGAGGATAGCGGTGATAACGCCACTCCCCAGGTCTTCTTGGGCCTAAATAACAATCCCAAGGAATGCATTCAAAAACTGGTGCACCTTGGTGCACACTGCAGGCGTTCAAAGGCTGGGTGGCCTTTGCATCACTGCCCAAAAGACACAGTTACACACTTACCCGGTACAAAACTGCAGCAAGCCCCGAAGAGCTGCTCTCGGGCCGGGCCAGGAGGTCATCCCTGGTGTTTCCTAAAAAAACGGCTCAAGCCATCCGTTTTCGTGTGACATGACTAGAATGGGACCAACTACCCCGTAGGGACTACGTGAGAGGTCACACGGGCTGTAATCATGTGTCTTTCTGTGAACAGTACCGGATTTGTCAAGCAGTGCCGGTTCACATCGCAGCCACTCTTTCGCCCCCCTACCAACCAACCGCGCCTTAACAGCTCGGAGGCCAGGGTCACACAAGGTTCGAAGAAATAAGCAGGATGCGAATTCCTTCTCGCCAGTGCGCGGGAGAGGGGGGGCTTCTGTGCAGAAATAGGGGGGGCCAACCCCAGGCGGTGATGAACCCGCCCTCCACACGGCCTTCACCTCAGGTACGAGCCCGTTCTCGCACCGGTCAGGCTCCCCCCAACGTGCGCCTTTCACGTTGGGTTGAAGAATAAGCCTGGCTTATTAGGGTCTCTCCCTTCAGGACCCCGGCACCCGGGCACGGGGGGGCGAACGTCCCCCGGAATCAAATAACAAGCCGCGCAGCGGCCTGTGGTGCCCTCGCCATCTCAGCTGGAGCATTTCCTCTCCAACCCCTGGGACTTTCTAATTATGCGCGAACGCCAAATTAATTAGGAACGTGGGGTGAAACATATAGCACGGACAAAAGTGACACCAGGCTAAGCCTGGCGCCACGATTGTGGAAGGCTTTCACAGAAGCCTTCGTAATCCTGCAGAAGGTCATAATCCCATGACCGCGTCTCGAAATTCGCCAACTCTTCTGCGGAACACTTAAACCCCACACTCGTGAAGCGCTTGTGCTCGCTGTCGTCGAATGAGGTGGCGACACCATTGGCGACTCTGATCTCCGACACAATATCGGACTCCACAAAGTCGGCATCAACACCGCAAGTTCTAGCACATAAATCCTGGTCGACCAACGTCTTGCCACCAAGACTTTCGTAGAATGCTAAGAACTTGCCCGAGATGGTGGGGCTTAATCCCGCGAACTCATACGCGCGGGACAACGAGGCAGCCCTCGCAATAGCCTTACACCCTTTGCGGTCATTTTTCATGAAACATTCAATAACCTTAGGACTGCAGGATATGCCTGCACGCGAAAAGCACCGGTCAATCTCCGGCATCATTACGCCGGTTGGACCTGATTCATCAAGAGCTAAGTAATACCCCGTGAATAGCGCTCGGTTTTCTCGTATGTATATCTTCATATTAAAACCGAGGCGCTCCCAGAACTGTAAAATCTGGGTATGCAACGAACCGCCTTCCCTAATGGCCGGGGTGGTCGACAATAAACTATCGTCCCCCTCGAAGCCACTAGCGAGCCAGCGGTACGTATCTTCGTGATCCTTGCCGTAGCGTATCCCTGGATCAAGGAATCGCTCGGGCTCTTTGAAGACAGCACAGTGCCACACGGTGTGATTCACCCACCAGTTTAAAGCTGATGTGCCCCTGTGTCCGCTTCTTCTGATCGCGTCGATGACGTACCGTCGCAATACGTTGTTCCGCTTGAAAGCCATTTTAAGCTTCTTCAATTCGCACACCTTGGTGTGCGCGTCGACCCAACTTGCAGGATGGGCCATAATGGAGCATAAAACGCCGGCGACATGCTCTATTATAGGATTCTCGACACAGGCGCGCAGCTCTACGCCGCACGTGGTGTCCCAGGCTGATCCGTCGCCCTCGAAAACACACATGTCCTTAGCCCTTGTCGCGGAGAAAGCAGCCTTGGGCACTCGCAATTCCTTCGCGATGCGTCCCATGGCAGCCTTCTTACCCACGCCTTTGATGGTGCGGTTTGGCATGTGTTTCTTAATGAGGTCTTCGATACAACAGATGGTTAAAAGGGACATCACCTGTCCCTCGTCACCGTCTGCTATCAGCATTCTGGGAGCTTTCCCCTCTGGCATGCCCTCCTTTTTAATACTGCACGACAGCTTAAAGGAGGGGTCCATCCTGTGACACAATTGCAGAACTGCGTTGTTTAGGCGCTCTTCTGACCACTTGCCAGATTTGAGATCGCCGAACACGTTCGCCTGCCACCACTCGACAATGGCGCGTGTTCTGAAGAGCGATCGCTTCTTCAAAGTGGTCGTGCAACTGATGCCCTCACCAATTGCTGATGCCACAACACGCCCTATCAGCCGTTTATCTTCCTTCGAGATACTTACGGGCCGTTTCTTAGCGGTGATCCTATTGGCTATCGCTGATTCAATGTTTTCAGACTCGACAGCGTATACGTTCGGCGGACAAGACGTCGGCAGCGTAAGGACACCCACAATCTGTTTGGGGTTGTCTGAGGTAGTGGATTGCCCAACCACCCCTACACCGGCCTCTTTTACCAAAACTCGGTCATCTCTCTCCGCTCGTATAAGCGCGTCAAGCTGAATCTCAGACTCCTTAGTGCTTGCCGCTGAACCTAACTCGTGTGTGTCCAAATTCCCGTCACCCGGGACTACATAACCAAGGTCATTGCGCCTTGGCCCCGCTATGGGCAACCCGGTGGGGATTGATTGTTCTGCCAACCCTGGGGGCAAACTGGTCACTGTCGGTCCAACGGCACGCGACTCGTCCGGTGCTGCTTCTGTGGCAAGGACCACTGGCGTGTCTTCCAGCGGGGCGTGCCCTGTCACAAACTGCGAATCGGAACGTCTCAAAAGACTGACGTCGTTGTCCAATTCGTTCGCGTCCGCCGGGGGAGCACCACCTCGTGGCGCCTCCTCTGGACAGCTCTGCAACGTCTGCAGGTCTCTCGGCGGAATAGGCTTGGCACCCTCCGGTGCCTTAAGCGTCTGGCCAGAATGGGCCAGGATTGACGCCTTTCGTGGAGGAATATCGCGACATTCCAAGCGTACGTTCTTCTTGTTGAAGCGAAACAGCCTCTCCCTCCATGAGCCATTACAACGATACTGTGATATCGCCCAAGGCCCCAAGGTTCTCATGGCTACGTGATCAGGCGTGTGGGACGGCCACAGAGTGGCCGCGCGCTGGAATACGATCGTGGATCTCACAGCATCTTTAGCCCCGGCATACACCTGATTCATGATGACTTTGTCCAGCGTACTGAACTCCTCGCCAGTCAAGTTCACTACAACATTGCAGTCCGATAACGTGTTCTGCGTAAGACACGGGAACCAACTAGGATTTGGATTGTTCACCGTTATCTTATACATCCCACCACGCTTCTTGGCGACACCAAGCATCCATGGCTCAATGTCCTCCACGGCCGTGCTATTGTGTAATGACAATCGAAGTGTCATTACTGGGTACACGTACTGCACCCAAATTGATCTGTAGCCCTAGCAAGTGCTAGCTCGGTTGTGATCAACACCGAGATTCCGTACAGTTCGCCTCAAGCCCAGGTCGACTTGAG